GTCCTAAAGACTCCTGCTGACTGGGCCCCTACGCTCATCCCAAGGCATGTGCATGCCCCCAAGCCAAGGTTCTTGCTCTCGCGGGTTGTAAACCCTGAGCGGATAGCCTCAGAGGACGGAGGATCCCTTGCTAAAGGGAATTTTACTCCTTTCTTGGCGCACTAACGGGTGAAGATTCCCGCTCTGGTTCCACTGGTCCGTTCATGGGCATAGCTAAGAGCCATCCCCGCCACCGGAGGGCTAGCACCCCGCCCGGGGGTGAGAGCCGACCAGTCTGAACTAACCTTAAGCACTACAAAACACTAAAGCTATGATTACTTTAAATGTCATGCAGTGGCTCTTATGGTTGAAAGGCGCGCTGTTCGTCACGATTAAGTACCTCTTGCTTCCTGTTTCAGCAATCATCTCCACAATCTTCGCCCTGGCCGGTTTAACGGCGTGGGGACTCTTCTTCTTCTCTACCGTAGTGGGTCAGGCCATCCAAATCGTTCTTGATTTTGGATGGGACCAGATCCCCTTAGTTCAGTTGAAGTTTAAGACGGCTTTTAAGTCTATTAGACATTTCAAGCCACGGATTGGGGGGATGCGCTGGATCACGGCAGGGGAGATTTCTCGGGTCGTCTCGCGCCTAGTCCGGATCCTTGGGCTGAGCCCGGGAGCATGGATGGTACTTGCGAACCGGATCACACGCCTTTATAAGCTTGGTGGACCAAAGTTCACCATTGCTTATCTTAAGGAGTGCCGGCTCGCTTTACTATGCTGGGTGAATACCAAACCTTATACTCCAAACCCTGGGGTTCGGATTCGGTTGACACCCGGCGGGCTACCTCGGATCATTCCAGCGGGAATTCGGCCCGTGTCTATTGACACGGCCGCCTCGCTGATTTTGATCCGTGGCCTTCACACCGTATTCAACCTGTATAAAGTCATGGACTGGAAGGGAGCTAAGGCCGATTTCTCTTCGATTACCAATGCGTTTTCGGGAGTTATGCCGATTCTTCCTGTAGGAGAGATCGCTGCCGTTTTGAAGCTGTTCACATTGCCGGGTTTCCGTTTAGGATACTCGACGCCATGGGTCAGTACTTCAAGTGGGCCTAATCACCCCTGGTCCCTCTGGGGAAGTGCGAAAGATGTATTCGGGTATGCCCTGAATCCCATAATACTTATGGTTTTCTGTGGATATACCTGGGCAAGTGGTCAACGTCTCCTAGCCGTTTGGCTGGTAGTGTTGTCCCACCTGATCCTACCCTTCGCTCTATACCTTCGGTTCCGGAATACTCGGTTTCCGCTGGGACGCCTTAGCGTCCTAGCGAAGGATGGAGGAGGAAAACGACGAATCGTAGGAGTGGTTGACTATTGGTCCCAATGGGCCCTTAAGTCTCTCCACTCTTATCTCTTCGAAGTTCTCCGACTCATCCCCCAAGATGGTACTTTTGACCAGATGGCGCCTGTAAAGGCGCTTCTGGACTTTTCCCGTCTTGGGTATCCGTCATACAGCTTTGATTTATCGAATGCTACCGACAGACTTCCAGTGGCTCTCCAGGAGCAGATTTTACATCTGCTCTCTGAGTCCCGGCTTCTTGCCTGGTTTTGGCGGTTGTTAATGACCGCCCGAACCTACTCGAACCCGGAGTCCGGCTACATCAAATATGCAGTCGGACAGCCAATGGGAGCCCTCTCTTCCTGGGCCATGTTGGCCGTCACGCATCACGTTATCGTGCAGCTGGCTGCCTTCCGTTCAGGGTGGAAGGGTTGGTTTCCGCTATACGCCCTCTTAGGAGATGACATTGTCATTCTTACTAAGGAGGTTGCGGACCAGTACTTGTCCATTATGCGTTTTCTAGGAGTCCCGATTAACACCGGGAAGTCCATTATCTCTGATAAAGGTCTACTAGAATTCGCTAAGCGGGTGGTGTCTCCACACTTTGGCGACATCTCTGGGGTATCCGGTCGGGAGCTTTTACGCTTCACTCGGACGCCTGGACATGCTATCAATCTGTTTACACATTTGATGGATCTTGGTCTGATTGTATTTCCCAGCCAGGGTTTAGAAATGGTGAAGAGAATTGGGGTTGACCTTAAAAGGTTTCCCCCTTCTCTTCTCCTTGCGAGCGCCTATATGCGCAGCCGGGTGTCTGGAGTATGTCGTCTTCCGTCCGCCTTTTGGGCAGATGAATGGTTTCGTTTACTCCATGGACCGGAAGTGGCACCATCTACCGTTGCTACGGTAGATGTCGGCTGGATGACCAAAGGGTCGCTCCAGGCCAGTATGTCCTTCCGCGGCCGCGCCCTTATGCAGTGGAAAACGTTCCAGTTAACCTGGTACCGTTATCCCCTGTTTAAAGGGACACTCGCGGGGATTTTCTCAATCCCCTTGTTGATGATCTCACCTGGCCCTTGGGCTCAGTTCTATGCCTTATGCGTGGCCCTGGTGGATAGCTCCCGAGATTACTCGAGAGCACGCTGGGAGTCCCTGCTCGCTTCTGAGTGGGGAACCACGCTCATTATGGGTAAGGACCGTCTTCCGACTCCCTTCGAGTTTACGCCTCCGGCGTTGCCCGAACTGGAGTTTGATGACGTTCCGAAATTGAATGCACGTGCGGCCATTGAAGCTCTAGTATCATATCAAATGGAAGTGCTCCGATTACATCGGGAAACAGCATTCCAGGAGAAATACTGGGCTTTAGGGACATCCCGCGTTTCCATTCGAACAGGCTTAGCCCTCCCTGCACCCAAACGGATTAGCAACCCGTCTGAGATGAAAGGGTGGGTGCACGATTCGGCTTACTTCTAAGCTGAAGGACCGGGCGA